GGGCCTCGATTCGCTCGGCGACCTTCTCTGCAAGGCGCTGATGCTGGACGAGAGCATCGAACCGCGACGCGAATCGCCTCAGAAGGTCAACGTGGTCGATCTCAACGAGTGGCTTGGTCTGCATAACTCTCACTCTCCACGCCGGTTGAGCGTCTCCTGCGCCGCCTCGGGAAGGTCGGCAAGCGGCGTGGCGACGTCCTCCGTGTCCCACAAGTCCACGGTGTTGGCATGGACCTCGGCGCAGGTGACGAGAGCCCCGCCGACGAAGATCGTGTAGTCCCCATACTGCGGGACATCATCGTATATGACGGAGTCGTCCCCGCGACACAGCGCCTCGATGACCTCCTGGTGGATCTGGCGGGCGCGCTCCGCCGCCTCTTCACGCAGAGTGCGCTCCTGATCCATGACCAGGTCCTCAATGCGGCCCGCCAGGCCCTCGATCAGGTCGTCGAGGTCGTCGCTGTCTGGGTCGAGCGACGTGATGGAGGCGCTGACCGGGCTGATCCACGCGCCGCAACCGTGCTGCCCCGACGAGCGGACGTCAGTGGTTGACTGACCGCAGACAGGGCACGTGCTCCTCACCTGGAGCGACAGTTCGACGTTGACCATGCCGCCATCGGCTGGCGTGACGCTGACGTGCACGTTGTCGAGCCCACGCCGGTACGCCGCCTCGGTGGCGAGATCGGCGATGTACTCGGTGTTCATCAAACCCCCCTTTTTCTGGTTCTAGGCAGCGCTTGCGCACGGCGGCGTCCGCGCGCCGTAGAGCGTCGACACGGCCGGCCCACCGCTGGCCGGGGTGAACTCTAAGAACCAGCGTCGCGCGTAGGGATGCGGCCTTAGGGTCCGAGTCATGCCGCAGCGCTCGCAGCGCGCGGAGATGCGGTCGATCTCGATCCATCGGTGCTTCATCGCGGCCCCCACAGAAAGCCCCGGCCGGAGGACCGGCCGGGGATCGGAATGTGCGCGCGGTCGCGGACGTCGAGCACGGCGCGCTGACGGTGCCCAAGCTGCATAGTTTCCCCCCTTCGTCAAGGGCCGCCCCTACTGCGGCTCTATCGGCACGGATAGTAGCGACCACGCCAAGGCGCGTCAAGGCCACCAGGCCGCTCTCAGGCAGAACCGGCCGGCTCGACTCCGCCATCCGGCCGCATCCGTTCTAGCTGGCACTGCCGGCGCTGCGCGCGAGCGAAATCTTCTGCGCCGCACGCTCGATGTGTGCCACCACTGTGCTCGTGCTCACGCCAAGAGCGCGGGCCGCTTGTCTCGGCCCGTACCCGGCGGCAATGAGCTGGAGCACCTGCACCTGCCTGGCGGTGCATACCTCCTCGCAAAGCGACCGGAGGCTGGGGCTGATCGTTGCCCATGTGTACTCGGGGTCGTCCACGGCCGAGCGAAAAAGCTACATGCGACTCAGGACGCGACCTGCGAGTATGTCGTACACCTCACCTTAAGTAGGGAGGGGTATTCCGGCGAGGAGGTGAGATGGGCCACTTCAATGCCATCGTACGCCTCGACGGTCGCGCCATCGCAGCGGTCGAGAAAGCCATCCACGCGGCTAGAGTACCGCGTCTCGTGGGACCGCGCTCGCCGGCCGCAGACCGGGAACGCATGCGCGCCATACCGGTGATCGCACGTAGCGTCGGCGGAGCCATTCCCGGCACGAAGCCGCATACGATCCGCTACCGCGGCGATGAGCACGAGGTCGGGATCCCCCTCCCCCCTTTTCGCGGACGGGACCGGGAGGCGATGGACGAGATCTTCGGCGACCCGTGCCTCGCTGAGATCGACAACCTCGACGTCCTGCGCTCGGGCGATGTCGTGACGATCCGCCGGCGCGGCGAGAGCGCGCTGAGCCATGCGCACCGCCACCGGCTGCGCGTCAGAGCCATGGGCACGCGAGCAGTCTCGACGTGACGACAGGGCCGAAGAGCAGCGTCGCGGACGTGGGGGCAGCACCCACCGTGTCCACTTGCCCCGCCTGTGACGGGGCCCTCATCGAGCGCCACGCCGGCCTGTGGTGCCTGCGCTGCGGCGTCAAGGCCGAGACGTGCTGTGAGGGAGGCAGGCAATGAGTACCGCGATCTCTCTCATCCAGGCGTCCAACCGCCAGTCCATCGCCGCAGCCAGCACCGGGTCGCTGGATTACCTCGAGTGGCTGGATGAGGCGGCGACCATCCCAGCTGACCGGCTCGAGGCCTACGCGCTCTACGAGGCCTACTACGACGGCGAGCACTCCACACGGCTCATGGACCGGGCTCGCGAGTACCTGGAGCATGGCCTCACCTTCGCGGAGAACTTCTGCGAGACGATCGTAGACGTCCTCGCCGAGCGGCTCTGCGTTACAGGCTTCAGCACTAAGGACAACCGCCTCGACGCCTGGATCCAGGACGAGGTCTGGCAGCGCAACCGCCTCGACGCGCTACAGGGCGACGTCCACACGACCGCGCTGGTGAAGGGTGATGCCTACGTGATCGTCGACTGGGAGGAGCCCGGCCGGCCGGTTGTCGCCTTCAATCGGCCCGAGATCATCCAGGTGCGCTACTCAGACGACGGCAGATCAATTCTCTGGGCGGCCAAGGTCTGGAATACGGACACGCCTGGCCCGCTCAACGAGAAGGGGCGCCCCATCACGCGCCTCAACGTCTACTTCCCGGGGCGCGTCGAGAAGTGGTTCCGGCTCTCGTCGAGCGGTCGGCATGCATGGCAGCACTGGCTCAGCGAGGAGGACGGCCGCGTCTCGGATGAGTCATGGCGAGTGTGGTGGACCGACACGGGGGACGAGGACGGGCAGCCGCTCGGCGTCCCGGTGATCCACTTCCGCAACCGCCCCCTCGGGCGCGATACCGGCCGCTCAGAGATCAGGCCGGTGATCCCGCAGAACGATCTGCTCAACAAGCTCGTCATCGACATGGCGATGATCCTGGACAACCAGGCCTGGCGTCAGCGATGGGTCAAGGGCGTCGACCCGACCAACGTCCGATTCGACAACGTGCCCGGCGACGTCTGGATTGCATCGAGCCCAGAGGCCGCATTCGGAGACTTCGCCTCCGACGACGCCGGCGGCGTACTCGCTGCCATCGAGGCCACGCTGTCGCGCATGGCGCGGCGCTCCCGCACGCCGCTGCACTTGCTGACCGGAGGCGACATGCCGAGCGGTGAGGCGCTTCGCAGCGCGGAAGCGGGGCTCGTCTCCAGGGCACGCGACAGGATGGTGTCCTTCGGCAACGCATGGGAGGACGCCGTCAGGATGGCTCTGCGCCTGGCATCTGTCTTCGGTGACCTCGACGTGCCCGATCTCGACAGTCTGGTGATCCGCACCGAGTGGGATGACCCGCTCAGCCGCAACGAGCTCCAGGAGGCGCAGACCCTTACGCTCCACCACGAGCTCGGCGTCAGTAAGCGGACGATCATCAGGCGACTCGGGTACGACCCAGACGCCGAGGAAGAGCAGCGGCGCGAAGAGCAGGAATCTGCCGCTGACGTCTTCGAGCGCACGCTCGATCGCGGTGGCTTCGCCGGCGGCGTCGCCGCATCGCAGGAGCCGACTGGGCAGGAGGCCGCGGCATGAGCGATACCCCACTCCCCGACGATCGGATCGCGCCCTTTGACCAGGAGTCCGCGCGTCTCGTCGAGCGTGTCAGGCTCATGGGAGTGATGCTGAGCGAGCTGCTCGATCAGGGGTTTGAGCGTGGCGAGGCGCTCTCCATCGTGTTCGCGGAGTTCTACCCGACCTACGTCGACGAGGAGTAGTGGCAGACCCCAAGCGGCTCTCTGAGGCTCAGAGACGCCGCCTGATCGCTGCCGATCGCGCAACGCGGAAGGTCCTAGCCGAGGAGTACGCCAAGGCATGGCAGCGTGTGCGTGGCCGGCTGGATCACATCACGCGTCGCATCAGCGAGGCGCGCGCAGCCGGTGAGCGCGTTAGCCAGGCCTGGATCGTGGAGCAGTGGCGGCTCCAGGGCATGGAGCAACAGATCCTCGCCGAGATGCGCCTCTGGGTCGATGTGGCGGAAAGGAGGATCACTCAGGACCAGATCGAGGCTGCGCTTGCCGGGACGCGGGATGCGCGCGAGCTGCTTATCGAAACGCTCGGGCCGTCTCCTGTGGGGGCGATGTCCGAGCCGGCGCTGCCGGTGGTGCCGGTCCAAATCATGGCTGGCAACCTCGCCGGCGGTAGGCCGCTCGGCAACCTGCTCAACGCGCTCGGGGCAGACGTCGCAGGTGTCGTACGCTCGGCCCTGATCCAGGGTGTGGCGCTCGGGCGCAACCCCCGGGAGATCGCGCGCATGGCGGCCCGCAAGGCGGGCTTGCCGCTGGCGCGAGCACTCACCATCGCGCGAACGGAGATGCTGCGGGCCTACCGCTCCGCGACGCTGGAGACCTTCCGCGCGAATGCCAACGTCGTTCAATCGTGGATGTGGCACTCGGCGCTCGACAGACGTACCTGCGCCGTCTGCTGGGCAATGCACGGCACGGTCCACAGCATCGACGAGGAGCTGGAGAGCCACCCGTCATGCAGGTGCGCCATGTTGCCGCTGACGCGCGGCTGGGGCGAGCTGGGGATCGACGGCGTGCCGGAGACCAGTCCGAAGATCGAGCCAGGCGAGGCGATCTTCGCGCGCCAGCCGGCGTCCGTACAGCGGGCGGTGCTCGGGCCGGGCAAGTACCGCATGTACCAGCAGGGCGAGCTCAGGCTCGCTGACGTGGTCGGTCGCACTCGGAGTCCGGTCTGGGGCGGGGGGCGTAGAGAGCGGAGCCTGCGGGAGCTCAGGGAGCGGCAGGCGAAGAGACCGAAAGGACGTTGACGTCCTCCCCGGCCTGAAGGCCGGGGATTCCTCCTGCGCGGCTCATGCCGCGCTCCGGTGGGTTCCTGCTTCACCGGCCTGAGCCACCGCGGTCCGAGAGCCGGACGGCACGCTCAACGCCAATGCACTGCGAGCTGCTGCTGCCGTCCTAGCCGGCGCTCGCGGCGGGGTTGACGCACCACCGCAGGCCAAGCGCGCCGCGGCGCGAAAGCTCGTGAGGCTCATGGCCGAGGCCAAGATCGAGCCCGGCGATGCCCTGCTCCGCTTGGCGCGGGGCTAGCTGTCCACGATGCCAGCGAGAGCTGGCTCATACCAAGGAGGACGAGATGTCCGAACAGGATGACACGCCCCGGCGTGGCCGGCGGTCTAACGAGGAGATCTGGCAGGAGGGCTACGAGGCCGGCTACCAGGCCGCGCTCAAGACCATGCGCCCCAGCCTGATGGACGCCTGCAAGCGCTACGCGCGCACGCATTGGCGCCTCCCGGACGAGGAGCTCAGAGATGCGTTCGAGCAGCTCTACGCCGAGTACGGCGAGCGCCTAAGCGATCCCGATGTGCAGCTTGTGCTCGCCGTCGCACGTCGCGAGCGCACGCGCGCATCGGCGCCAGAAGAGGCCATCAGGTCGCTGGTGCGGCCCCAGGCACGCAGGCGCGAAGTCATCGATACCGCACCCGACATCGTCATCGGCTGACCTAGGAGGACGAGATGTCCGACGAGCCAATGCCGCCCGAGGGCCAGGAGCCCGAGGACGAGCACACCCCCGAGCCCGAGCGCCAGGAGGAGGAGCCATTCGACCGCGAGCGGGCGATGGCGACGATCACCAAGCTCAGGGAGTTCGAGCGCCAGGCCAAGAAGCTCGCACGCGAACGCGACGAGCTGGCCAAGCGCATCAAAGAGCGGGAGGACGCCGACAAGACCGATGCCGAGCGCCAGGCCGAGCGCCTCGCAGCGCTCGAGGCCGAGCGCCTGACGTGGGAGGCCGAGCGCCAGGACTACCGCCTGCGGCTGGCCGTCTACTCGCGCGCCGCGGATCTCGGCATTGCAGACGCAGATCTCGCGCTGGCCGCCCTCGACCGGGCCGCGATCGAGTGGTCCGAGGATGGCGCTCCGGCGAACCTCGAGGAAGTCCTGAACGACCTCCTCGATCGCAAGCCGCTCCTCCGTGGCGAGAAGCGCCCGCCTAGGAAGCCGAGCATCGACGCCGGCGCTGGAGCTCAGGAGCGCCGCGGCCCGTCGCTGACGGCCGAGGAGCTCGAGTGGGCCAAGCGGCTCGAGATGAGCCCGGAGCAGTACGCCGCCTACAAGCAGGCCAAGACGCTCGACGACTACCGGCGCCTGCGGGAGCGGCAGAAGACGGAGTAAATAGCGCCCCCGCTGTGGGGCGCTCCTGACATTAAGAGGAGGTATCCCATGGCGGGATTCACTTTCGCGTACCGCGAGAGTGGAGCCGCCCCGACCATCCTCGACCTCACCTTCAAGGACACCGAGACGCTCACCAAGGGCGACCTCGTGAACCTGGAGTCCGGTGAGGTCGACCTCGCCGCCACGAACGACGACTCCCTCGCCGGCGTGGTGCTCGAGACCAAGGCCGGGGTCGACTCCACCACGAAGATCAAGTGCATCGTCGATGACGACGCGGTCTACAGCGTCGTCGACAACAACGCACGCGCCATCGGCGCGACGCTCGACATCACCGGCGCCACCGGTGCGCAGGGTGTCACGACGAGCACGAACAAGGATCTTCTCGTGGTCGCTAACTCGTCGGCCACGGAGCCGACCCTCGTGAAGATCAACCCGGCGCATCACTGGAACGCCGGCACCGCGATCGCGTAGGAGGTGATCTAGATGCCTATGACCTCCGCGCACTGGTCCGAGCTGGTCGACCCGCGGATGCGCGAGGCCTTCTTCCTCGGCTTCTCCGGCGGCGACCGCCGCGCGTCGATGCTCCCCAGCATCTACTCGATGCGCTCGTCGCAGCTGTCGAACGAGAAGGTCCTCGGAATCGGCGGAATCCCGTCGACGGGCTGGAACTTCGAGGACTCCGGCCGCGTGCAGTACACCGAGCCTGTCAAGGGCTGGGAGGAGACGTTCACGCACCACGAGTTCGCTCGCGGCATCATGGTCGAGCGTAAGCTGATCGACGACAACCGCATCAGCGAGGCGCTGGACGCCGCCGGCAACCTCGGTGACTCCGCCTTCCGCATGCGTGAGAAGGCGGGAGCGAACGTCTTCATCAACGCGTTCTCTACCGCGACGAGCGAGACGCTCGATGACTACGGTACGGATGTGACCGGTCCGGACGGGGTGGCGCTCTGCTCGACCGCCCACCCGATGAGCCCGTCGGACTCCTCGACGCTCAGCAACAAGGGCACGTTGCCGCTGACCGATGACAACCTGTCTACGACGCGGCAGCTGCACATGGCGCTCCCCGATATGAACGGAGAGCTGCTCAACGTCATGCCGGACGAGCTGCTCGTCCCGCCGGAGCTCGAGGACACCGCGCTCACGATCGTGCGCAGCCAGCAGGACCCCGACAGCGCCAACAACGCGATCAACCCCCAGGCGGGGCGGTTCCGCGTCATCGTCTGGCACTACCTGACCGATTCCAACGCCTGGTTCATGATCGACTCCGGCCTGCGGCGCCAGCACCTGCGCTGGTATGAGCGCATCCCGCTTGAGTTCGACCGCGAGAAGGACTTCGACACGCTCGTCGCCAAGTGGCGGGCGTACATGCGCTTCTCGCTCGGATGGACCGACTGGCGCTGGGTGTACGGCCAGAACCCGAGCTAATGGGGAGGGCGGGACGATCACGCTGATCGGGATCTCCGGAGCGGGCACCGCATCGACGGCGAGCGGTACGGCAACCTGGCTCGCAGTAGGGAGCTGATGATGCGCGCCCGGGACTTGGCCGCTGAGTATGAGCGGCGCTACCCGGGAGCCGTTAGCGACGAGGCGCAGAAGATCGAGCGCATGGAGCGAATCGCGTTCAAGGAAGAGCGCGGTTCGCTCCGGCGCACCAACAGACTGCGCGGCATCGTCGTGCCACGGCTCCCCTGGATGCGAGGGGGTGAGGGGTGATCAGCTGCTATCCGCTCGCAGTTTCCACTAACGCCTCCGGGGTGGGGACGGCCACGACGTCCTATCCGCTGACCGGAGAGATCATGTCCATTCGTATGGGCAACGCCGGCAGCGCTGTTACCGCCGGCGGCTCGGCAGACTTCACCTTCACGCGTCTCGCCGATGGCGGGACTGTCCTTGCCGTCACCAATGTGTCGGCTCCGTGGCAATACCAGCCGCGCGAGCCTGCCCACACGACGACCGGCGGAACAACGGCCTACTCGGCCGGAGTTGGTCCGGTGCTGACTGACGGCGTACCGATCGCCGATTACCTCGTCTGCACGATCGCGCAGGGCGGTCCCTCGGCGAGCGGCACGGTCTACATCTACTACGAGCGCTAGGAGGGCACATGATGCGTATCGCATCTGTCGCCCCGAGCGGCGAGGTCGGCCTGCGCGTGGTGCGCCCGCTACCCGCTCGGGAACTGACCATCTGGGAGATCCTGCGGCACTCGCTGCCGTTCTGCCGGTCACGGCACATCGCCTGGTATCGGCTCCGCAACCTGCCGAATGTGTGGCGGGGCTTCTGGCGGCTCGTGCTCGCGAAGCTGTTCACGATCCCGACCCATTTCGGCATGCTCCGCGTGGTCGTGTTCCGCGGTGCCGGAGGGGTCGACGACTACGGAGTCGTTTCCCTCCGGGTCGTGACCAACGCCGGAGTCAACTACATCGTGGACGCCTTCCAGAACCTCACCGAGCTTGAGAACCTCAAGTACCACGGCTTCGGCACAGGCACGACGAACGAAGCTGCATCCGACACGGCACTCGTGACGGAACTCACGACCGAGTACCCGACGGACAACACGCGGCCCACGGGATCGCTGACCGAGGGTGCGTCGTCCAACATCTTCCGCACCGTAGCCACTCTCGACCCCGACGCCGACGTGGCGATCACTGAGCACGGGGTCTTCTCGCAGGCTGCGACTGGCGGCGGGACGCTGCTCGACCGCAGCAAGTTCGCTGCGATCAACCTGTCGGGTGCGGGCGGAGATACTCTGCAGGCGACGTACGACCTGACGCTCACCGCGGGAGGCTGATAATGCTCATCGACGCCGATCTGCGCGCAGACCTGCTCGCGGATCTCACGGCGATCAAGAACCGCGCTCTCTCCATCGCTGCGAACTACAGCAACCCGAAGCTCAGGGCTTCGATCATCGAGATCTCTGGACGTGCGGACGTCGCGCTCGGGCGCCTCGCCTCAGCGACGATCATCGAGGCGCCAGCTCCGGAGCCGGCCCCAGAGCCGGCGCCTTCCCCGTCTCCGGCACCCGCGCCGACCGGCACGGTCGTTGAGCTGACTGCCCCGGTCAGCGTCGCTCAGATCAGCGCCGCCATCGATGCCGCGCGCGGGCCGATCACGGTGCGTCCGGCGGGCACCGGTACGCTGTCGGTGCAGGGCGACATCTACATCCGCAGGCCGGACGTGACGCTGGAGCGCTTCGTCTTCTCCGGTGAGATCGGCTTCGACGTCGGCGCGAGCCGGTCAGAGTTCATCGGCGGCGGGGCCCGGATGTTCTACGTCCGCGGGGCGGCCGACGTGACCATCTCCGGCTGCACCTTCGACGGCCTCGGCAAGACGAAGATGTGCTGGATGTGGGACTCGGCGGGGACGCCGGCGCGCCGGGTCACGATTAAGAACTGCACCATCCGCAACTACTACACGAACGTCGCGACCGACCACACCGAGGGCCTGTATGTCGGCTACTCCGAGGACGTACTGATCGAGGGCAACATCTTCGTTCGCAACGGGACGACGGCGCACATCTTCCTCACTTGGTTCGGCGACCAGCGCAACCCAGCGACGAGCTACCCGCGCCGGGTCTGCATCCGGGGCAACAGCTTCGGCGACCGGATGGGGGCCTGGGTCGACATCGACATGCGAGCGGAGATTCCGCCTTCCTCGGGGATCGCCATCGATCCGGCCCAGCGCGCGGCGGTCGCCCGGCCGGAGTTCGTGCGCGCCTGCAGCTGACGCTCGCATAGGGAATGCCGTCGGTCGTCGATGTCTGGGGGTTCGAGCAGGGGGTCGACCTCCGCGACGCCACGCACGACGGGCTCTTCTTCGACGATGGAGGGGTCCCATCCGGCGGTTCGGGGGCCGCCTCCATCGCCACCGACTGGACCGCCGGGTCGCACTCGGCCTACTCGCTCAAGCTCTCCGCCCCGACGAGCACGAGCTACGTCTACCGGCTCATGAGGCTTCCTGTGACGGGGAACGTCCTCGTCGCGAGCCTCTACATGCAGGTGACGCTTCCAGCCGGCTCCGATGAGCGGCTGGCGATCCTCGCGCTCGTCCATGCGACCGGCCCCTCGGTGATGGAGATCGCCGTCGACGAGTCAGGTGCCCTCTACGGGCGCTGCTCTGCCTCGTCCGGGTGGACGGCGCTTGGCTCCTCGATCGCCAGCAACACCTCATTCCTGATCGACGTTCGGGCGAACTTCTCGGCTACGACCTACCAACTCGACGTCGCGATCGACGGCGGTACGACCGGGACGGTCACGCTCACGGGTCAGACCGCCCGCTCGGCGGGCACCGTGGCCGTCGAGTTCGAGGTCGATGCCACCTACACCGGGACGAGCGGCACGGCTTGGTACGACGACGTCGTCCTGTCGGTCACGAGCGCCGACTACCCGCTCGGGCCGCACAAGGTCAAGGCGCGTCGCCCGAACGCCGACGGCACGCACGCCAGCCCCGCGTCGTTCACCGACGACGCCGGCACGGCGGTCAACGCCAGTACGAACCCCTCCTACGTGGAGTTGGACGACCAGCCCTGGCCGACGTCGGGGACGGCGGACCACATCAAGCAGATCACCTCCGGCACCTCGAGCTACGTCGAGCAGACCTACGCCGACACCGACGCCGAGGACACGACGATCTGGGGCGTCCAGCTCAGGGCGGCCAGGAACTCCGGCTCCACGACGGCGCACACGGCCGCCACGCAACTCATCGTCGGCGGGACGACCGTCGGATGCTGGGGGACCTCCGCGACGGCCTGGGCCAGCAACGCCGTCCAGGCGGAGAAGTCCACCGTGATCCAGAACCCGACGAAGGCGCAGGTCGACGGGATGGTGACCCGGTTCGGGTTCTCAAACGACGTGTCGCCCAACCCGCGCCTCTTGGCCTTCATGGTCGAGTACGCGATCCCAGTCTCATCAGGTACCAACTACCAGCAGACATACTCGGGCGCGATCACACCGGCTGGCGTGATCGCCAAGGCAATGGCCAAGCCGCTCACCGGAGGAGCAACCCCGGCTGGCGCGCTCATGAGGAGCGTCGCCGGGTTCCTGGGTGGGGCAATCGCACCGGCGGGCAACCCGGCCAAGGCCGTGGCTCCGGCAGCATACGGAGGTGCCATTGCGCCCGGAGGGGCGCTCATCCGCACACCGGACAAAGCCCTTGGAGGAGGTGCTGGGCCGACCGGATCGCTTGCGAGCAGCGTCTCCCGGTTACTCGCGGGCGCAATGACCCCATCTGGCAACCTGGCGAAGGCAGTGGCTCGCTCGCTTGCTGGAGCACTCGGTTCGGCTGGCGCTCTCGATCTCCAGCAGATCAAGCAGGTGCTCCTCGGCGGAGTGATCGCACCGGCCGGCGACATGGTGAAGGCAGTGGCGGCGACGGTGGCAGGAGGCCTCACGCCGGCGGGAGTGCTCATCCGCACGGCGGCGAAGGCGCTCGCTGGATCGATCGCTCCGGCCGGTGCCGATGCAGCAGCGATCGCAAAGCTCATGGCAGGAGGAATTGCGCCGGCGGGGGCACCCACGGCGGCGATCGCGAAGTTGCTGTCTGGAGGCCTCACACCGACGGGGAACGCCGTCAAGGCGTCGGATCGCGTGCTCGTCGGCGCTATCACGCCGACGGGGAATGCCATCAAGGGGGCGGCGAAGCCGCTCGCCGGCGGTATCACGCCTGGTGGGGTTCTCGTGCGAATGGCGGCGAAGGCGCTCTCTGGCGCGGTTGCCCCGGCAGGAGCGCTTGTTCGCACCATTGCCAAGGGACTGGCAGGAGTTATCACTCCGGCAGGCTCTCTTGCCCGCACCGTGGCGAAAGCGATCTCAGGGGCCGTCTCCTCAACTGGAGCGCTCACCCGCACAGTGTCAACGACAGTATCGGGGGTTCTCGCCCCGGCCGGTGCTCTCGCTCGCATGGTGTCAACGACTGTGTCGGGGGCCCTGGCCCCGGCCGGTTCGCTCACTCGAAGGGCGGCGAAGGCTCTTGCTGGGGCCCTGGCACCGTCGGGAGCGCTCGAGGCGCTCTTCGGCTCCGGATCAGGGAACGACTACTTCATCGCTCTCACAGGCTCGATCACGCCGGCCGGATCGCTCAGCAGGGGTATCGGGCGACTGTTCTCGGGGTTGCTGTATCCACGCGGACGCGGCAGGACATTCGCCTACCAGGCCGCTGATGCCGGCTACTACTCCGGCGGCACGGCCGGCACCTACGGCGGCGGCACAGACGGCTCCTACTCCGGCGGCACGGCCGGCACCTACGGCGGCTCGGACGACTTCACGTACGGAGGGTAGCCATGGGTATCTCCACCACGCTCGATAAGGTCAGGCTCCTGATCGGAGACACCGACTCCTCCTCCTTCGAGCTCTCCGATGATGAGATCAACTTCTTTCTCACCGAGCGTGCCGACAACATCTACCTCGCTGCGGCGGACTGCTGCGACGCCCTAGCTGCCAAGTACGCGCGCGCCTATGATTTCGAGACGGATGGCCAGCGCTTCTCCCGCTCTCAGGTCGCGAAGGCCTACGCCGAGCGGGCAGCGCTCTTCCGCGCACGGGCGAACGCTGTGACCACCAGCGACTCGACGCGCATCGACGGTTACTCGCAGGACATCGCCAA